AGAGCCAGAAACCGAAGCAAGCCAACATCTTTTAATCGTTGACAAGTCCTTGACAACTTAAACCTTGACGATCACCGCTTTCGGTGCTATATTATAAGGGTAGAAAGGAGAAAACTATGAACGCCCCTGGAATCATGATCGCCCTCGCTATGACTGACATTGTGTGTTGGTCTGGTCTTATTTTCTTCGCCTTTAAGTGGGCGACCTGTACGTGTGGAGCGTAAAATGAGTGACGAAGTTTTGAACATTAAGCTGACAGCGCGGGAGATTGATCTGCTTCACCAGTGTATCAGCACCAATATGGAAACCGTGAAGCGCCGACACGATACCGACGATCCCATGATCTTGGATCTGTTAGCTGAACTTGGCGAACTTTCCGATGACATTCTTGAACAAAGATTCAACTCCAAAGATCCTGATCTGCTCATGGATCAGATTGTGATCTGCGATGCCGAGATCAACGCAGAAGCGCAAATGTTCAACGCTGGCGTAAAAGCGCGCGAGACGATGAAGGCGACAAGCCGAGCCGCTGGCCGACGTGCGTTAAACTTTTCCGCTCGTGATGAGCGTCCCCGCTCCGAGACTCAAAAGCATGATCTCTGGGAGAAGCCCGGTAACGACCCGGCAGACTGGTAAAAAATGCCCATGACCATCACAGCCCTACCGAGCGCAAGCCAACGCACAAAGAACCGCATCCGTGAACACGGCCCGATCTTTAAGGTGCGCCAGTGGTCGATGAGTGTTAACGCGATGGGTGGCGTCCCGTGCGTGAGTGTTGAGTCACCCGATGGTTGGTTTGGTTGGCTCCCGCTGGGCGAGATTGAAGAAAAGCTGATTCCCCCCACCTCTTGACATTCTCTTGACAACTTAAACCTTGACGATGGCCTCCCAGGGGGTTATATTATATGTATAGAAAGGGGAAAACTCTATATGGCTTCAAATCTCGACACCGTTATGACCTTCGACCAAGCATGCACGCAGTTTATCGACTGCATCTTGCCCATGATTCAAGAAGAATATGAGCAGGATGGTATTCCTGACATTCCCGCACGGTGCGAGGCATGGAACAACTGGACTGATGGCTTGTGCAAGGATGAGCAGATCAGCGATTGGCAGGTTCACAACTGGGGGCATCCATCATGCAACGACTGACATTCTCTTGACAACTTAGTTGTTGACTTCACCCCGTTTTTAGTGTATAATATAGTATATCAAGTAAGGAGATATATCAATGCCCACATCTTTCACCCTCGATCAACTCGCTGACTCCAACGACGATTTTCGGTATCGTCAAGATCCGATGATCAACAACATTGAGATCACATCAAACCGCAAGAAGGTTTATAAGCCACAGCCAGCACCACCGACGCGCAAACAGCTTACAGGCTGGACCGTCGAGCAGGTTGGCCCGAAGATGTGGCGCGTATTCCGCAACTCGACCACGCAAGGCAAGCAAGCCGTCATTGACTACAACACGCCCGAAGGCGCTCAGTCTTTTGCCGATGGCTGCAACGGAGAACACAAGAACCCCACCAAGATGAGCGCGGCAAGCCTCCGCAACAAAGCCAAGGAACACTTGAGCGACGAAGAAAAGGCTGATCTTGCTGCGCTCGCCGCTGGTGAAGGCATTTAGAAGATGATAAATCTCACAATCACCGACACCGAAGCCCTTTTGCTCATTGAAGCGTTGCAGCCGTTCACCGAAAAGAGGAACCCACCGCGCTCCATGAGAAAACCCCTTTCAAAATCGCTTATCAGCCGTTTAACACACCTAACCCGAACAGCGCAGCGCGAGAGGTTAAAGAAAATGAAAACCCCTGATCAAAGGCTATAAGAGGTTTAGCCACCCTCATAACAAGGCAGCAATCAGGCTGCAATATCACAGAGCCGTCAGAGAGCGCGGATTAAAATAAGGCTCTCCCCCTTATTATGAAATACTACATATCACAGACAACCGTGGAAATGGTTGACGGCCGCTTGACCGGGCGTGAAGTAGTATTGACCCGGGCAGATGCCAAGGTTGACAAAGATGGCGCGAGATACAAAAATGTCAAGCTATTCATGCAGAAGATGAGAGCGTTAGGCATCGAGAACCTTCATATTAACAAGTATGAAAAGAAGCGTTACAATAAACTTGTCCGTGAACAAAACAAGTACCGCAAAGACAAGAAACTGACAGTGGGCGACTTAGCTAAAATGGTTGAGCAAGCCCAAGAACTCGACACAAAAAAGGAGAGCGAGTAAAATGGAAGCTATGACAATGTTAATGGTAGCAGGAGGATCGTTTGGTATACCCTTTTTGATCTATCGTGCAATCAATGAACTGCAAGGTATTCGTTCCGCACTGGAAGCGGTAGCTACTGATCCGGTACGCCGCGAGGCATGATGTTTAAGATCGGAGAGTTAATAAAAAGAAAAGCAGTATCCCCTAAATCGCGTGCTATCTGCATAGTCGTGGATAACACAGGAGATAACTACACTCTTTATAACAACTCTCTTAAATGTTTACAGACAGTTGCATGTGTAGTAATAAACAGTTTATACACAAAACATTCGTAAGTGTGTTTAGGTGATTGTATGATGGTAGTTATTATGTATGACAGAGTGTGATTGTGTTATAGTACGTTTGTAAATGTGTTCAGGTTGTGGTTGGGGCTTAATACATAGTCACTCCATCGCCTTATGTCAAGGCGTGAGTTTAATGCGACAAGCAAACCGAGCAATATCATATACTTACACTGCCGTGTATCACCAACGATTCTAAGCACTTACGCGCTTTACAATCTTTTGACATTTGACAGGTTGACAGTCACTGCTGGGCATGCTATACTATATGCATAGAACGGAGAACAAATCTATGACAAACCAGACAGAAGCAAAAATCTACGATCTTATCGGCGCTCTCATGTGGACGGCTATGCTGATCCTCTTGATGGCAGTCTAACACTACATACGGACACACTACCCGTAGTGTCTGCCTTCCTCAATCATTAGCTAAAACCCGTGTTATCTAAAAGGAGACACACTATATATGGAATCCATTTACACAATCGACACTGCCAAGCTCAACAAGTCCGAGATTGATATAGTACAGTTTATTGAAAGCTGGCTGCCGACGTTTGATCGATGGTCCGTCAAAGAGTTGTCATATAAATGCAGGCTGTCCGAGTCCGATGGCAACGCTGCCGCTGACATGCTTATCCTGCATGGACTGATAGAGAACGCGCCAGACGATCACGTGATGGGCCGCCAGGTATCCGTCACCGCTGACGGTGCGCTGTGGATGCGCGAGAACATGGAAACAATAAACAGTCTTAAACTTATGTTAGACACGGATATATATGACACAACAGAGATCGCCGAGAGTTAAGAGACTATTAAATAAGGTAGGTTCTAAGCTGCTTATCCTTTGCTACTATGCGCCAGTGATTGTATACATATACAGTTATGTATTATATAACGGTATTAAATCACACAGCAAACATATGACAAAGAGTTGACAGCATGATTGACATTCTTTTGACATATGATTTGACAAGCATTTGACAAGTGGTGGTGCCCCCCACCCCCCTACCCCGGAGAGTACGTCCCCGAGTTATGACATATGCTTGACATGCCGGCTAAGCCTCTTTTCGATCGCGCCCTAAAAATTTGAAATATTAGCTCCTTAAAAAAACGCCCCTAAAAAAATTCCACAATATATACATTGTGGGATACATGGAAAGGGTGAAGGATTTCTTCAAAGCAGCACCCAAGCACGAGCTTAAGGTGGGGGATCTAGTAACATGCGCATGCCATGGTGGTGTGGCTATCGTAATCGAGCTATATGATACAGAGACAAATGAAGCCCCATCAATGAATATGTGCCAGATCTTTTGGATAAAATATCCACACAGCGGCATCAAAGAACGAATATGGATGCACACAATCGAAAGGTTGTACTTATTCCAAAACTTATTTCAGGAGAGAAAGTGAAAACTATAAAATACAAGTACACATGTTGGCACTGCCGTACAGGCATCGTAATGAAAATACCGGCAGTTTGTCCGGAGTGTGATCGTCTATTAACCAAAGAAGCTTGACATGCATATATAATGTATGGACGAGCAGATTGGTATGGCGCTATACCGCATTGGAGATTTAGTACGGTATGTAGGGTACCATTATTCACCAGATTACATTTACATTGATGGTGATGACTACAATTTGGGGGTGATAGTGGAGACGCTACCGAGACAAGTATACCAGCCTATATATCGAGTATATTGGTTTAAAAAAGGTTCCACCACAGATGCCATACAAGATCATTTAAGATTGGTAGTTATAAATAAACAAGACTAATTATGATACAGCAATTATCATGTTACTTACTCCAGAAAAACTTAAAGTACTAATTAGCGAAGAATTAACGAAAGCGGACGTACGTAAAATTGCGTCCGAAGAATTCGAGAAGCAGATGCGCAGTCGCAAAACAAAAGACTTAATTGAAGACGAGTTAATTAAGATACTGGGTAAGTCTAAAGGAAAGGATGAAGTGGCGGAAATTGCGAAGAAGGTGCTTAAGCGCCTGTATAAAGATATGGCGGTGAGTCATCCATATATGATTGATCGGATAAAGGTATGATTATGTTTAAACACACGTTAGTAACAATGGCAATTGTGGCGCCTCTGATAGCTGCAGCAAACCCGGGAGTAAATATTAATTCTCAGGAAATCGAAAACTTTACGCGTAAAGGTGATAAGGTGGGGGACTATGAGCCGCTTGAGGCTGAACAAATCTTCTCGCCGGCAAATGCATGCATTGTCGATAAAGATGGAAGTTTTGCCGGTAAGCTTAAGCAATGTAAAGAGCAAAGATTGGGCTGGCTGAAAATTTAATGTCATCCACATATATAGTATGTGGGCATTACTGTAGTATTAGGTTCAGGCGATTTCGTCTATGATACCAAGTCTGGCGATATAGGCTTTCTTGTATCTAAACACTTCTCTCCTGTGCCAAACAGAGCAGACGGTTTCGTGCTTACTGTGTGGCGTATATATTGGTGTCGCGAGGGTGATTCTCGCTATACCGAAGAGAGCGTAATTAATATGGTTAACACGGGCCGATTGACGTTATATGTAAGTAATTAACATATGTCGAAATTACCATGGCGTGAACAAGCCGATAGTGTTATCTTGAATTCTGGCGATATTATTATCGATATTGTCAATAAGCAAGTTGGCGTATTGGTGAGTGTCGAGCGTCGTATTACGATGGAAGATGACGACTTATATTTTTGGTATGTGAATTGGACGTCTAATGATCTGGATGTGACGGTAGCGCCTAATCCGATTTGGATGGAGGAAACTAGCCTTAAACTCTCGATTATTGTTGGTTTCTACGATTTGTATTCCTCATAGGGTATGAAAAAATTTACGTCGAAATAAAAAAGGAAAAAATTGAAAAAAAATTTGAAATTTGATGCGGTGGAATGGGCTCTCGGTGATTTGGTGAAGATCTCCGTTAGTGGTGCCGATGGACGACGTGCGGAAGCGCTGGGGCTCGTATCATCACTTTTCCATAATGAAAAACAAATAAAAATTTTCCCGTCGGTATCGGTATACAACATGCGAACCGGCACAATTGAGGAACATTATGTTGAAGACTTGGAGTTGATTTCCGAATCGAACGCATAGTTACAATGTGGGCAATTTCTTAAAACGCGCTAATACTGTGGTTGATGCTGCGTGTGTACTAGCTGCAGCTGCAAATGTGTGTCTGTTCGCGTTTTCTATCTCGGAAGGAAACCGCAATTTGCAATTGCTCTCTATTCTTAATCTATTTTTATTAAGTTTTAGATTATTGAGAACGCCAAATGAAACTTAAACGATATTTAATGGGAGGACGTATGTAAATGATATTGGCTTTTTTTCTTTCCTTGGTGAGTTGTTATCAAGATTATGCTATTGTACAACCCGGCGAGCCTGAACCGATCGTCATCACAGAGACGGTAACGGAAACCGAAACAATCATAGTAACTGAAGAGGTTGAAGTACCTGTCTATATAGAAGTGGAAGTACCCGTCAACGAGGGTGAGATTTGGATCGATTCCTTTACCCAGCACATGTCAGTTGATGGAATTGACATCTTATGGGTTATTGATAAGTCGGGTTCAATGACTAGATATAATGATGAGCTTCTTGCCGGCATAGAAACAATGATGCTGGCACTGCCAGCGTCCGATTGGCGTCTAGTAATTATGAGCGCCGATCCAACGGACTCAGTTATGAGCACGGAGTTTCCGTTAGTGCCTGGTGATACTATAGCGGATGCTGAAAGGATGTTCAATACGTTGCCCATGGGCCCATGGGAAGAAGGCTTTAATTCTGTTTATGAATATATAAATCATAATCCGTATTCTTCAACTTGGATGCGCCCAGAAGCCGGCCTCTTGGTAGTATTCGTATCAGATGAAGAAGAACAAAGCGATATTGAGTATCCATTTCCAGCAGACTTTATAAGTTGGTATGGATCTCTGAGAATGGGTTCTGTATTCATGGCGAGCGTAGTAAACCACGACGGCACAGTTTCACTGTGTGATCGTCCCCCAAGTCCTATTGATGTGGGAGAGAGATATATGGAAGCTACAGGGCTACTAGGGGGTATTATAGTAGATATTTGTGATACCGACTGGTCCGCTGGGGTGACAGACGCCACTCACTCAATTGAACCCTACGAGGATATTGTACTCACCCATAAAGCTGAAGCCGATTCAATCAGGGTATTTATAAATGGTTCGTTAGATCACAATTGGGTTTATAGTGAAACATTCAATACGGTATACTTCACAGTGATCCCATCCGCCGGCCAGTTAGTTGAAGTTGGATATAGATATATAGAACTAGATTCTGGTTCATAGGAGTTAGCCATGAAATATGTAAAAATGCTATTAATAATGTTGATCTCCACGGTGGCATATGCAACGCCGGAAATAAACACATATGCCCCCGACAAACCCATTGAGAATATAAATGCAGACATGCCATCCATTGAAAAGAAGGTGCGAGAAGCGGCTCTTAAAATAACTGCACCATTTACCGGTGGACACGGGAGTGGTTCGTATATCAAATACAAAGATCTACATCTTGTCTTCACCGCACAACATGTTGCCGACGGAGCGGTGGGTATGAATTATCTCACCACATATAAACAAGAATCGCATATTGCCACTCTTATTTATTCTGATCCGAGTAATGATATTGCAGTCCTATATCTAAGAACAAAATTTCGAACTGTTGAGCCGATGAAATTTAATCCTTTAAAATCGCCCGCCAATATCGGCACAAGCATAGTATATTCAGGGTATCCTTCTACTCATAAGTTAATGTCATTTACAGGTAGGGTTGCTGGCTATGCATCGGGGCCAGGTGTTGGGAAAGAAATAATTTTGCAAACATATGGCTGGTTTGGGTGTTCTGGTTCAATGATTTATACTTTAAAAGGGCAACAAGTTGGTATATTATATGGCGTTGATATAGAATATTACCCGCATACTCAAGTTCAAGAGAATATGATCTGGGTAGCACCAATTTCCGATGTAAATATTGACAAAGCTATAAAGTCATTTTGTGGTGGATATATCGGGAAACCGCCTAAAGCTTGTAAATGAAACATAATTGGAATAGATTTCTTAAAGAAGAAGATTTAAAAGCAGCCGGAATCGTTGTGTGCATTGATCACGATCAGCGATTCCTTATTATTCGGCGCGCCAACGCTGGAGACAGGAGCGGCTACTGGACTGTCCCAGGAGGACACATTGATGATGCCGACGGCTCTATTGAAGCTGGGGCTGTACGGGAACTTAAAGAAGAAACTGATCTTACCTGTTCCGAGGAAAATTTAGTGTTTTTAGGAGAGCCTAAGCCACAAAAATACTATTTTTATGCACAGGAGTGGCACGGGAATGTAGATGTTCACATCCCAAACCCAAAAACCGGCGAAATTGAACATGATGATTATAAGTGGCTACCGATTGATGATATAAAAGACATAGAAGATAGTGAAATTCCGATCTATTTACTGGAGAAAGCGCTAGAACTATCCAAAAAGGAATAAAACCCATGATTTTTGTGGTAAAATGCGATAAGTGCCCTAATTGTGGCATGCCACTAGTGGATGAGAT